TAGAATGACAAAAACTGAACTCAAGAAAATGACTCATCAGTTGTTTATGCTTTCAGAAAGTTTTGCACCTTATAGAGATTGGCAAGAAAAGGGTTATCCAAAAAGACCTATCAAAGATTTATACTTAGGTGGGACTCCTCTTAATGCAGCTATTGTTACTGCAATGGATTTACTTCCAAAGTTCAAGTCTGAAACTGGAGTTCAAAAAGTCAATACCATATTTCTTACAGATGGTGCAAGTCACGATATGAATAATTTCTATACTAATGCAATTAATAAAGATGGTGATATAGTTGAAAATCAAGGATATTTCGGTACTAAGAAAACTGTTTTTACTGATCCTATTTCAAACACTAAAGTATTCTATAAAGAAGAATTAGGTAAAAGATATTATGGTTGGGATGTTCAAACTCAATTATTTTTAAAGTTACTCAAAGCCAGAATGCCTGAAATGAACATTGTTGGTTTCTTTATCGCTGGTGAGGGTAGAAAAGGTAAGATAGGTACTAGAACTATTCAAGATAAGTTTGGTATTACAAAATGGAATAATCCCCAAGAATGGAAAAAAGTATTAGACACTATCAAAAAAGATAATGTTGCAGTTTGTACTTCTCAAGGATATGATGAGTATTACATACTGCCTGGGGCTCCTGCATTTGAAGTTGACACTAATTTAGATGAGGTTAATCATAATTCAACAAAGGCTCAACTCAAAAGGGCATTTACAAAGTTTGCTAATGGTAAGACATTGAGTAGACCACTTCTTAATAAATTTATTGCAATGGTTGCTTAATGATTCGCCCGATTCGCAAAATTCAAAAAAATACACTTTCTGAAAAATGTAATAAAAACAACCACTTAACTAGGGGGTTTGACATTTCTAAAAAAGTGTGGTACTATTAAACATAATCAAAAAAGAGAGGTTTTTATATTATGAAAGCAATTGAAAATTTTATCGTTGAGGCGACTAATGAGTTCGGAGTTGGTTCTACTATTTCAGAAGACCAAGTTCGTTCAATAATAAAAAAAGTTGGTAGAAGTGGTTTCGGTTTCGGACACATCAAACAATCTAATATTTTTCAAGATGGTAAATTTACTTTACCGACAGATGTTCCAAAACAAGAAATTGTTTCTAATGAAGTTGTTTCAACTACTCAAACATCAATTACTACTAATGATGCTGTTCCTACAGCAGTTAACTTGGTTGCAACTAATATGGATAAACAAAATTTAGTTCCCCAAAAGTTCGAGGGTTTCGTATCTTGGGGACATCACAATACAATAAAACAAATCGTTAAGTCTGGTTTGTTCTATCCAGTTTTTGTTACTGGCTTGTCTGGTAATGGTAAGACTTTGATGATAGAACAGATTCACGCTGAGATGAAAAAAGAACTCATTAGAGTAAACATCACTATCGAAACTGATGAAGATGATTTACTTGGTGGTTTCAGACTCGTCAATGGTGAAACAAAGTTTGTTCCTGGGCCTGTGATTGAGGCGATGGAAAGAGGTTGTACTTTACTTCTTGATGAGTGTGACTTAGGTTCTAACAAGTTACTTGCACTACAACCAGTTCTTGAGGGTAAAGGTGTTTATCTCAAAAAGGTAAACAAATGGGTTACTCCAAAAGAAGGTTTTAATGTGATGGCCACTGCTAACACTAAAGGTAAAGGTTCTGAGGATGGTAGGTTCATAGGAACTAATATTCTTAACGAGGCTTTTCTAGAAAGATTTGCAATCACTATTGAACAACCATATGCAACAAGTGCTGTTGAGAAAAAGATAGTTCTTGGTTCTATGAAAAAGTATGGTAAAGTTGATGAAGACTTTGCAACTAATCTTGTTACTTGGTCTGAAGTTATTAGAAAGACCTTTTATGATGGTGGAGTTGATGAGGTTATCTCAACTAGAAGACTTGACCATATCACAAAGGCTTTCGCAATCTTTGGAGATAAAATGAAATCAATCGAACTTTGTGTTGCGAGGTTTGACGAAGAAACTAAAGAAAGTTTCTTAGACCTTTACACTAAGATTGATGAGGGTGTAGACCCTCTCGCAGAGAATACGTCAGAAAATGATGATGTACTTTCTGATGATGAAGAAGAAGAAAACTTCTAAAAAAATTCTATATAGGGGTTGTAATTTAAGGTTACAATCCTTATATATAATATAGACAATGCCATTAAGGGTTGTCAAAATTAATCTTGCTTATATAGGAGATAAAAAAATGGTAAGAACAAATTTAAGTCTATTCGACAATTTTAATCAACTAACCCCATATGCAGTAGGTTTCGATAGAGTGTTTAATCGTTTAAACGATTATGCATCACATCAAACACAATCTACTAGTTTTCCACCCTACAATATAAAAAAGGAAGGCGACTTCAATTTTGAAATTGAAATGGCCCTTGCAGGCTTCGGTAAAAAAGATATTGAGGTGGAAGTTGCAGATGGCGTACTCACAGTACGTTCTGTAAAAGATAATGAAGAATCTGATGATGTAATTCACAGAGGAATATCATATCGTAAATTTGTAAGAAAGTTCACTATGGCTGATGATATTGTAGTTAACTCTGCAAAACTTGAAAACGGACTCTTACATATATCTCTGGAACGTATAGTCCCAGAGGAAAAGAAGCCACGACTAGTTGATATAAAGTAATACTTTATTAATATATTATGTAAGGGAGTCTCTTGACAGACTCCCTTTTTCGTGGTACTATAAAAATAATAAAATTTGAAGGAGTATATTTTATGGAAATAACAGTTAAAGACCCTACTCAAGAAGAATTAGAAGCACACAAAAAGGCTGGTCAAGAAGAGAAGAAAGTAAATGCGACAAAAGAATCTGTTGCATCTTCAACACCACTTGGTGGTATTGCATTTTATGATGAACCAGAGCCAGAGCAAGTGCAAATTAAAATCGTAAACAAACCAGCAGTTACAATGTTAGAAGGTCAATTGACTAGTGCTATGATGGAAGAACTTAATAGTTATGTTGATAACGCTCGTGCAGAGTCAAGTGATTATTCTAGTAATTTAGTTGGTCAAATAAAACAAAATGATAAATCTCAACAACTAACTATGGATATGAACGCTCCTGTAGTTAAAGGACTTATTAATATTTTAGCAGAAAGTGGTAGAAAGTTTTTATCAACATATTCTCAAGATTTAGAATTGAAAATAGAAGGTGATGAAAACTTCTCAAAAGCTCCAATAGATTGTCATTCAATATGGACAGTTCATAGTTATGCTGGAGATTACAATCCTCTGCACGACCATGATGTATCTTATGCACAAAAGAGTATGTCATTTTCAATCATTCTGTATTGTAAAGTTCCACCACAAATTGCAGATATAAATCAAGACATAGGACTTCATAGTAATGGTGGCTCTACTGATGGTTGTACACAATTTGTTTGGGGTACAAATACTGCAGCTGATTTCTTAACATTAAGACCTAGAGAGGATACTTGGATAGTTCCAAAAGAAGGTAAGTTTATAATATTTCCTTGTTGGTTAAAACATCAAGTATCGCCATTCTATGGTGAAGGTGAACGAAGAACACTATCTGCAAACTTTAGAGTTCCTTTTACAACTACAAGTAGGTCAACTTCACATGACCATTGGGAAAATTTTGAACATAAAAATACAGAAACAAAATAGTTATGAAAATAACAAGTAGAAAACCATCACCAGCAGAATTACAAGACCATAAAATAGCTGGTGATGAAGAAAAGTCTGCACACTTACAAGAAGTAAAAGTAGACTACAAATATAATGAAGACCTTGTACTGAAAGAGGTTAAAAAATATATTGATGACACTTATGATAAACACTATAGTCAGAATAAATTTCAGGCTACAGAGTTTGTTATAGATAGTGGTCATGGAGAAGGTTTTTGTATCGGTAACATATTAAAGTATGCACAACGATATGGAAAAAAAGGTGGTAAAAATAGAGATGACTTGCTAAAAGTTATACACTATGGTATAATAGCACTATATGTAAACGATCACGAAGTAGGTCTTGATGACCTTGAAATTGAAATGGAGAATTAAATAATGAAATTAAGTGATAATACAAAAATGGTTTTGAGGAACTTTGCTACAATTAATCAAAACTTGGTAATTAAAGAAGGTAGTGAATTATTAACAATGTCTGCAATGAAAAATATAGTTGCAAAGGCTGAAGTAGAGGAAACATTTCCAAAAGAAATTGCAATCTATGATTTGAATGAATTTCTTGCATCTATATCTTTATTTGCAGTTCCAGTTCTAGAATTTGAAGAACAATATCTTACAATAAAAGAAGAAGGACAACCACATAAAAAATTAAAGTATTTTTATTCTGATCCATCTGTTGTTCAAACACCATCTAAAACAATTTCTATGCCATCAGAAGAAGTTAGTTTTGAATTAAAAATTGAAAAACTTCTTGAGATGAAAAAGGCTGCAGGCGTGATTAGTTCACCAGATATGGTTTTACAAAAACTTAATGGTAGTTCATCTCTTCTTGCAAAAGATAAAAAGAATGATACTGCAAATAATTATTCATCTGATATCAAAACAGATGGTGATGGCGAATTTGAATTTTATTTCAAAGTTGAAAATTTAAAATTATTAGATGGTGATTATGATGTAAAAATATCATCTAAAAATATTAGTCATTTTAAAAATCAAAAATCTTTAGTAGAATATTGGATTGCACTTGAACCAGAATCAACTTATTCAGTTTAATTTTGGTGATATATTATGGAAACATTTTTGTGGGTCGAGAAGTATCGACCAAACAGTATAGATGCGTGTATACTACCAAATGAACTGAAAAGTACATTTTCTGAAATAGTTAAAGATAAACATATACCTAATCTTATTTTATCTGGTGGGCCTGGTGTTGGTAAAACAACAGTTGCAAAAGCTATGATAGAGGAGATTGGTGCAACTTATATGATGATAAATGGTTCTGAAGAATCTGGTATTGATGTATTAAGAACTAAAATTAAAAACTTTGCATCTACAGTTTCATTAGAAGGTGGACGTAAGTACATCATTTTAGATGAGGCAGATTATTTAAATCCACAATCTACTCAACCAGCTCTTAGAGGTTTTATGGAAGAGTTTCATAAGAACTGTGGATTTATTCTTACTTGTAATTATAAAAATCGTCTTATATCACCATTACATTCTCGGTGTAGTGTAATTGATTTTATTATACCTAAGTCGCAGAAACCCATTCTTGCACAAGAGTTTAATAAAAGTGTTATAAATATCTTAGACAAAGAGAACATAAAGTTTGAACCAAAAGTTGTTGCAGAATTATTGATGAAGTTTTTTCCAGATTGGAGAAGAGTTCTCAATGAGTTACAGAGATATTCT